ACCGGTCCGAAGGGTGGGCTGGGACTGCGGTGCTTTATGTCGAACCAGGGAAACGATATGCGCTGAACTGTCAGGCGTTTTCCATTGGAAATTGCTGTGTGTTGGAGGATGCTGAAGGCGTTGTTGATTCGGTTTATCGTCTCGAACGGTTTACCTGTCGGCAGATGATTCAGAAATGGGGGGATAAATGCTCTGAGAAGGTTCAAAAGGCCCACAAGGATCAAAAATATACCGAAACATTTGACGTGATCCATGCTGTATATCCGCGCGACGACTATAATTGGAATAAAGCCGATAACCTCAATATGCCGTATGCGTCAGTATGGGTTGAAAAAGAGGCAAAGAATGTCCTGGCTGAATCCGGTTATCAGGAATTCCCCTATGCCGTGCCGCGATGGGAGAAGGATGAAAACGAGCAATACGGCCGCTCTCCGGGCATGGATGCGCTGCCAGATGGGCGAATGCTTAACCAGATGTGTTACGATAATTGGCGTGGCATTCAAAAACAGATTGACCCGCCGCTTTTGGCGACCTCCGAGGCCGCCCTGTCAACGACCGTCACGCGTCCCGCAGGAATTATCTACCACAAACCAGGGCATGAGCCGAAACAACTGCAAAGCAATGGCCGTTTCGAAATTGCGTTGGAAGTGGAAGAGGGCCGCCGCCGGGCAATTAAAGACGCCTTTTATAACGACCTATTTCAACTGCTGGCGTCTGATAACCGGACGGACCGGACTGCCTATGAGATCAGCAAGCGGCTAGAAGAAAATATTTACATTCTTGGTCCGGCTCTGGGACGGCAGCAAGTGGAGTTGCTGGACCCGTTTTTAAGCCGGGTATTTTGGTTGCTGTTCCGGGCCGGGGCTATTTTGCCTCCGCCGCGCGAACTGATGGGGCAAGGGCTCGAGGTTGAATATACTGGCCGCCTGGCGCTTATGATGAAAGCCTACGAGACGCGCGCAACGGTGGACACGCTCAACGCGGTTGCTCCCCTGGCACAGATCAACCCCGAGATCATGGACAACTATAATCTGGATGAGATTGCACAAGGTACCGCATTGAGGGCAGGTGTCCCGGTGAAATATCTGAATCCGCCTGAATTTGTCGCAGAGATCCGGCAGAAAAGGGCGGAGGCGTTGAAGGCGCAGCAGGAAGCGGAGACGCTCGAACGTGCGGCGCAGCAGATACCAAACCTCGCAAAAGGGGCCGAAAAGGGCAGTGTTTTGGAGGCTCTTAATCAGTGAACGATTTATTTATTCAGGACCACGAACAACTGGAACGCGAGCAAGAGGCGGCGGCGGAGAACACGGCAAAGCAACTCCGAATCAATTTCGGTGTGACGTTCTCCACGCCGGAAGGGTTTGAAGTGTTGAAGGCGCTGCAATCGTTTTGCCATGACAACGAGGTCACATATTGGAAGGGCGACACGCACGAAACGGCATTTCGGGAAGGCGAGCGAAACGTCTTTTTATTCATCAAGTCGCATCTTTCAACTGAGCTGCGGCAAAAACTTTAGAAAAAGGGGGAAAGTATATGTCAGATGATCCGGGAATTGATCCGGGTGCAAATCCGGGGAGTCAGCCAGAGCCGGGCAATCAACCGTTAACCATTAACGCGGAACTGTTGGGCGAGTTCAAGGACGATCCTGTTTTTAAACCGTTTGAGGGCAAGGGGCTGGGCGACGTATTCAAAAGCTACAAACACGCACAAACCCTTGTAGGCGCGGAAAAGATACCGATTCCCGCGGGGAAGCTGAACACGCCGGAGAACTGGAATTATGTCATGGATAAGCTGGGCCGTCCGAAGTCTGCCGATGGGTATAAGTTGGAGGCTAATCTGCCTGATGGGTTCCCGACGGATGAGAAACTGACGGCAGGATTTAAGCAGGTGGCTCATTATCTGGGGCTTTTGCCGTGGCAGGCGGAAGGGCTTTACAAGTTTTACAACGATGCCCAGGTGGAGGCGTTCAAGGAAATCGAGGCACAGATGTCCTCGCAGGCCGAAAAGACCGAAGCGGCACTGATGGCCGAACTGGGGACAAAACAGAAATACGATGAGTTTGTTCGGGGTGCTGACGCTGCGTTACAGCGTTTCGGTGGCTCGCCTGAGGACATTGCCGCTTTTTCGGAGAAGTTCGGGAATGATCCTATTGCCGTAAAAATCCTGGGCAACGTCGCAAAGGCTATGATGGAAGACGCGGCTATTCGAGGCGACAAAAACTTTGATCTCTTTGGTGAAGACGCAGCGGCGAAGGTTAAAAACATCATGGAAGACAAGGCAAACCCGCTTTATGAAGCATATTGGAGCGCGAGCCATCCGCAACACCAACACGCAGTTGACGAGGTGGCGCGTCTGATGGCCGCGATCCACGGCGACAAGAAAGTGCAGGTGTGATCATGACCGATACTTTTGACCCGACAAAAGAAGGTAGAAGGGTTGTTAGTAAATTCGGACAGCCAAACGAAAGACAGGTCACAGAGGACCGGCAAAGAGCGGAAGAACGCGAAGCGAGGGTTAAAGATGGCAAGACCGAAGAAAAACAAGACAAATGATTTGCCGGTTGCCTCTCCTCCTCCGGTGCCTCCTGGGGTAGTGGATAGGGTTTCTGAGCTTCCCTATCCGCTACTCCGGGAACTGCAAGAAATCAGTAACAACACGGGCAGGACGTTTGATTTGACGCGCCCAGTGCATGAGTTGGAGGCAATCTGTAACAAGGCCAACAATCCGCCGGATTCGTGGCGGGGGCGTTGGAGAGAATAATTAAAATTTTATGTGGGCTGAAACACATAAAGTCTTGCTGGAAACAGAGATGGATAAAATTGGCCCATCCGACGAACAAAGTAGCAAGTGTAACCAAGTGAAGTAGGCCCATATAATTCATTAGCGGGCAGCCCTTCGGGGTCCGCGATCAAAGGGGATTAAGAAGTAATTATGTAATTCGGGTAGCTCGTAAGAGTCCGTGCAAGCTGAAAGCCAGCCGTGAACACGACGCAGCGTGAAGCGTCGAGATGGTTTCCGTTTAACGGGCAGAGCCGTCGAAAAATTTGAAACTAAATTTTTCGGAGGTACTTATGAGTTACGAAATTACCACTGCAATGGTGGAACAGTATTCGGCCAACGTGCAGATTCTCATGCAGCAGAAGGAAAGCCGTCTGCGGCAAGTCGTCCGTGTCGAAACGGGCGTTGTCGGCAAAAACGCTTTCTTTGACCAGCTCAATTCAACCGCAGCAGTCAAGCGCACGTCGCGCCACGCCGACACGCCGCTAGTGTCAACACCTCATGTTCGCCGCCGGGTATCATTGGTCGATTATGATTGGGCTGACCTGGTGGACAATATGGACCTCAAAAAAGTCCTGATTGATCCGTCTAGCCTGTACGCGATCAACGCCCGGAACGCGATGAACCGCGCGATGGATGACGAATTGATCACGGCCGCATTTGGGACCGCTTACGGCGGCGTGGATGGTTCCACGTCCTATGCCTTTGACACCTCAAACAATCAGATTGCCAATGCGTCAACCGATATGACCCTGGCAAAACTTCTGAGCGCCAAAGAGATTTTGGACGGCAACGAAGTGGATGAGGAAGGACGTTTTGTCATCCTGGGAAGCAAACAGGTCTCCGCGTTGCTGAATACAATCGAGGTCAAATCAACCGACTACAACACTGTCAAAGCGTTGGCCGCCGGGCAGCTGGACACCTTCCTGGGGTTCAAATTCATCCGGTCTGAGCGGCTGGAAGTCGGATCGAGCATCCGAAAATGTATCGCGGGGCAGAAAAATAGCCTCTTGCTGGCTATCGGTCTGGATATTGTGACCGACGTAGGACCGCGCCGCGATAAAAACATGGCAACTCAAGTTTACCTGGGTATGTCCATCGGCGCGACCCGCATGGACGAAAAAGGCATTGTCGAAATCGACTGCCTGGAAAGTTAAGGAGGTGAATAACAATGGCTAGTGGAGCGAATTACACCAAATATGCAGCCCCTTCTCCCGCGACATTTATGGGCGCGGAGTGGGGCGGCAAGGTCCGTGCGACGCATGACAGCTACACCTTTGCGAGTGCGGCTATAGCGACTGAAGTTAACGTCGGCGTATTGATGCCGGGCGAAGTCTTTCTGACGGGGTGGGTCATTGGTGCTGATCTCGGAAGCGCAACCACGCTGAAGTTGGGCGACTCGGGCGATGACGACCGCTACCTTGCGGCGACCGTATTCACCACGGAGGGCCAGTGTACGCAGTGCGCCAAGGCGGAAGGTGTTGGCTACAAAAACACCACCACCAGCCCGATTCCGATCATCCTCAAGACGGGTGTAGAAGAGGCTACCGGCGCGGTCGAGGTGATCATTTTGAAGGCTGCGGCGAATTAACCTTTAACCGGAGCGGGGGCCTCAAAGCTCCCGCTCCATCGGTACGCTGATGGAAAAGGTCACGATCTGCACAAATTGGGACGGTTCCGGTTATTACCCGATTGAATACGTCAACTGGGACCACTGGCTTATTAAGCGCCTATGCGGCACATCCCAGGTAGAGCATGGAAACAGCGGCAATCGAAAAAGATAAATACGACCGCATGCACAATGTCCCGGGATATTCGCCGGGTCCTGGCGTGGCTCATGTCAGAACAGCGGAGGGGTATATGCCGCGAGGCTGTTCAGTCATCGACTTCGGGACCGGTACGGGTGATGCGGCGGCGGCTTTTCTTTCGCGCGGATTTGACGCCTGGGCGGTCGATATTTCAAAAGAAGGGTTACGGCACGACTTCGGGGAAAAGTTCCTTCAGGGGCCTTTGTGGGCGTTGCCTGATGGCCTTCCGGCGGCGGACTGGGGTTTCTGTTGTGACGTGATGGAACATATCCCGCCGGATAAAGTCGAAGAATCATTGCGGCAAATGGCCGGAAGGGTTGCGAACTGTTTTTTCGCAATCAGCGGCGTCCCGGATTCGTGGGGAAAAAAGATCGGGGAAACGCTTCACTTGACCGTACGGCCTTGTCCGTGGTGGTTTGCCAGGCTGCAAAGTTATTGGGATTGCATCCGACTGGTTGAAGACACGGGAAGCGTGTTCATTTTCGTGGCGCGAGGTGCAAAGCATGACTGAGCCTGTTTTGTGGGAATCCAACGGAATCTATGGACGCGCAGACATTCATCCAATGCCGAAGTGCGCGGGGAATTATTCCGGGACTGCTGTTGTTTTGGGTTCTGGCCGCTCAATCTGGGAGGACTGCGAAAAGATCAATTTTGAAAAAGTGGAAGTGATTGCCGTCAATAACATGATCATGCATCACAAGGGAAGGGTTCATCATGGCGTTTCCCTTCATCCAGAAGAGCCGCCGTTATGGAGACAGCTTCGCTGGACAAATCAATGCGAGCCGTCGTATGTGCATACTCATTCACACAGATTGCCGGAAAACAACGACAATTTGCCGCCGCAGGAATTTAAAACGCGGCATGGTCTTGATTATCTCTGGGTGATTGAAGGCGGGCGAGGAGGATCATCTGGGTTGTTCGCCTGTATGGTGGGGCTTGCTCTCGGGTATGAGCGAATCATCATCGCCGGGATACCACTGGACGGAAACGGGCATTTCTTTGATCCTCCGGGGGCGATCACAAAACAATTTACCGGCACGAATATTAAGATGGAGTGGGATAACGCAAGGGACAAATACTTTAACGGGCGGGTGAAATCTCTTTCCGGCAATTCAAGGGAATGGCTGGGCGAGCCGCCGAAAGAATGGGGGTTAAAATGAAAATGAAGAAAATAACGATACTGGCAATATTGTTTACGTTCATGCTCACAGCGGGGGCCTACGCTCAAACGATTTGGACGCATACAGCCGTTAAGACGGCCAGTGCGAAAATCACGGATGGGCGGGGATATTTCGGGGGCATCATCATTACGACTGACGGGACCAATAACGTCACGGTTGATGTTAGGGACGCGACCACGGCGGGGACCGGCACAAAATTGATTCCAACAACAGTTGTATTAGCGAATGAGCGCGTCAAGTCGATTTCGGCGCCTCAATTCTACTGGAAAGGCGTTTATGTGACGGTCACGACCTCCGGGGCAACTGAATATGTTGTTTACTACGAAAAGAGGTAAGGAGATGGCGCGCTGGATTATCATTGCATTACTGTTTTTTCCGAATATCGCGCTGGGCGGCGTGTATGTATCCGGCGGGGTGGACCCGGTAGAGATCGGGCGGCGGATTGCCGTCTCAAGCCCCGGCGTTATAACCCTTGCCACCGGCTCTGTCACGCGGGCAAACATGAAACTGTCAGCTGTTGACGGCGCGGCCTTCGTGGACTTCTCGACGGCAAACGTGCTGACGGACTATATTCCTTACAAGAGCAAGCTCACAATCACCGACTCCGCAGGAAAAAAGTTGATCGGCTACATCAAAGCGCAGGGTGCGGGGGAGACGTACGCCCCCAACGGGGATGTTTATGCC